CGACAGGGACAAGGTCTCTCGTGTCTATGCTGCAACGCCTCTGATGGAATCAGGTCGTGTCTACATCCCGAAAGGTAAGGAGTGGGCGAAGGACTTATACGATGAATCACTAGCCTTTCCAAACGGCGCACACGATGACCAAGTAGACGCAATGACTATGGCTATCCACTATATGCGGGACAGCTGGCATGTGTCTCACAACGAAGACCCTAATTGGGAAGATGATTATAATCCAAGACGAACAAAGAGGGTTGGATATTGGCGTACTTAAGTGTATAATATAGGCAACAGTAATTAATCAAGGAAATTTAATATGGCAACTGAACGCAATCCATACGAAAAAGACGGTGGAAGAGAAACCAAGCTTGAGCTAGAGATGGACGATGTGTCTACAGCAGATGCAAATATTACTATTAATCCTGAAACGGGAGAAGTAGAAGTAGATTTGTCTGGTGTTGCTTCAGAGCTAGAACTAGAAGTTGAAGCAGGTGACTCAGGTTTTTACGATAACCTTGTAGACATCCTTGACGAAGAAAAACTAGATGAAATTGGCGCAACTGTTATTGACAAGTTTGAAGCTGACAAAGATTCTCGTGATGAGTGGGAATCAATGTTTGAACGTGGCTTCGACCTACTTGGTCTTAAGCTTGAAGATACAACAGAGCCGTTTGAGGGAGCAGCCACAGCAGTACACCCACTGTTGATTGAGTCTGCAGTTAAGTTCCAATCCAAAGCCTCTACTGAATTGTTCCCTGCTAAAGGGCCAGTAAAGGCGCAGGTACTTGGTGACGCAACGATTGAGAAACAACAACAAGCAAACCGTGTACAAAACTTTATGAACTATCAGGTAACAACACAGATGCCTGAATACTTCGATGAGTTTGAGCGTATGCTTTTTCACCTACCACTTATTGGTTCAGCCATTAAGAAGGTATATTATGATGCAAGCCTTGACCGTCCAGTGTCTGAGTTTGTTCCTATTGACCAGTTCTATGTGTCTTACTACGCAACAGACCTACGCAGAGCCGATAGATATACACATGTTATTTATCGTAGCCCTGTAGACATGGCTCGTCAAATGGAAGCAGGAATGTATGCAGACGTTGAGCTACCTAAAGCCAGCATCCCTAATCTATCAGGCATGGCCGAAAAGATGGACAGTGTTCTTGGTTTGTCTCCTGCATCAGATAATGACCCACAGTATGTACTGCTGGAACAACATTGTTATCTTGAACTTGAAGAAGATAAGATGCACAAAGGCAGAGCAGCCTGTCCTTACATTGTAACTGTAGAACAGCAGTCAGGACAAGTATTATCTATTAGACGTAACTGGGCAGAGGACGATGACAAGTATGTTAAAAAGATGCACTTCACACATTACAGATACGTTCCTGGTTTTGGCTTTTATGGTCTGGGGCTTATTCATTTCTTGGGCAACCTCACAATGTCGGCCACTGCAGCTATGCGGAGTCTTCTTGATGCAGGTCAGTTTGCTAACCTTCCTGGTGGCTTCAAAGCTAAAGGAGTTCGCATGGTGGGTGACAATGACCCCATTGCGCCTGGTGAGTTTAAAGAAGTAGAAGCAACAGGCATGGACTTGTCTAAGTCTATTATCCCACTACCATTTAAAGAACCATCGGGTACTTTGTTTGAAATGTTACGTTATGTTACGGGTGCAGGTCAGAAGTTTGCCGACAGCACCGAACAAGTAATTGCAGACAGTGGGGGCTATGGGCCAGTAGGTACAACCATGGCACTACTAGAAGCTTCAAGTAAGTTCTTCTCTGCTATTCACAAACGCCTACATAAAGCACAAGGCGATGAATTTAAAATTCTAGCTCGTATTGACTACGAGTATCTGGATGAAGAATATCCGTATGACCTTCCAGGAATTTCTGAAAAGATTTTCAAGATGGACTTTGATGGCAAGGTAGATATTGTTCCAGTGTCTGACCCTAACATTCCATCTAACGCACAACGTATGATGTTGATTCAAATGGTTCAGCAGGTAGCGCAACAATCTCCTCCAGGAATGTTTGACATGGAAGCCATTAATAGAATGCTTCTTACTACGGCTAATGTTCCTGATGTAGATAAGTTGATGCCAATTAAAGACGAGGCGCAACCACAAGACCCTATGAGTGATGTGAAGTCTGTATCAGAAAACAAACCTATTAAAGCATTCCCAGGTCAAAACCACGATGCACATATTCAATTTAAAACATTGTTTGTAAATGACCCATCTAATGCTAAGAATCCTATGATGCCTAAAATTGTTCCTGCATTGCAGGCTAACATTGCAGAACATTCTTTGTTGAAATATGAAGAAGAACTACAGGGTATGATGCAACAGGCACAGCAAGCAATTATGCAAGACCCAATGTTGGCACAGCAAGTACAACAACAACTTGCTAATGTTCCTGACCCAGAAGCAATGATTCAAGTTCAGGCTGCACAACAGCTACAGCAAATGCACCAACAAGTTATGCAGAAAGGTCCAATGTCTCCTGAACAACAAATGGTTCAGATGGAAGGACAACGTATTCAAGTTGAAGCAGAAAAAAATCAAGCACAAATGGCTAAAGCACAAGTTGATGCACAACTTAAATCTCGTGACCTTGACCTTAAAGAACAAAAAATCTTTATTGATGCACAGGAAGCAGGTGTCGAAGCTCAAATGTCTGCTATGCAAAAGGACGAGGACCGCAGCAACAAACGTGCTATTGAAGCAATGAGATTGTTGGGTGACTTGCTGAAAGCTCAAGATGCAAACGAGCTTGAAGAATCAAAAGCCACTGCAAATCTTTTGATGGACTTACTAAAAACAGGTAGCGCTACTTAATGCTTTACGAAGAATTAGTTAAAGAACTACAAAAAGAAATAGAAGTAATAAAAAATTCGCTTGCGTATGGGACCGCTTCGGATTATGCTAGTTATCGTGAGACAGTTGGAACGATAGCAGGGATTGAGAAATCAATAGGTCTTATTAAAGACTATCTCAACAAGTATATAGAAGAGGACTAAAAATGCAAGCAGCACCAAGTTCACTAAAGAACGATGAATGGATTACAAATGAAGAAGTTGCTGACCCTAAAGTATTACCAGAGATTCCAGGATACCACATTCTTGTGCGTCCTGTCTCTGTTAAGCAAACAACCAAGGGCGGTATTCTTCTTCCTGACTCAACCAAACAGGACATGGCTTATCTTACAACAGTGGGCCGTGTAGTAAAAGTAGGTAACCTAGCTTACAAGGACGATAAGTTCGATGGTAAAGCTTGGTGCAAGGAGGGGGATTATGTGTGCTACGGCAAGCATACAGGCGATAAGTTTTTGTATAAAGGTATCCAGTTCTTACTTATCTTTGATGATGCTATTAAAATGGTAGTCGAAGATGCAAAAGACTTAGACCCTACATTTAACTTAGGTTAAATAATTTTATGTGTTGCTATTGTGACACAACAATTTATACTATATAATATATCACATAACAGCGTTACTCGTCTTATTCGCTGTGGACGTTAAACAAGGAGAATATAAATGGCAGAGACTGATTGGTCTACTATTACACCTAATAAAGGTGACCCCCAAGAAAAAGTTGAATTTGAGATTGAAGGTGAAGAAGAAGTTGTTGAAGCAGCTGCCCCTAAACCCGAAGCTAAAGTAGAAGTTGTAGAAGAAGCAGAACAACCAGAAGTTGAGGTTGAAGAAGTCGAGCAACAGGCTACTGATGAAATTGTAGAAGAAGCTAAGACAGAAGAAGAAGTACCAGAAGAAAAAGGTATTGAAACATCTGGCGCTCAGAAAAGAATTAGACAGCTTGTCGGTCAAAAGAAAGAACGTGAAGCTGAGATTGAAAAACTTCTTGAGCAGAACAAGCAAATGCAGCTTGAGCTTCAGCAACAGAAAAAAGAATACCTTGATGCAGTAGGAACAAACCTTCAAAGTTCTGAAGCCCAAGTAAATGAGAAGCTTGTTATTGCTAGAGACTCTTACAAGAGAGCAATTGATAGCGGAGACTCAGACTTAATCTTACAGGCACAAGAGTATTTAAATAATGCACAGCAAGACATTGTTCGTCTTGCAGAAGCTAAAAGACAATACGAGGCATACGTACCGCAGGCCCAAGAAGAACCTGTAGAACAACAGCCAACAGGCGAAACCTATAATGGATATGGACTTAAAGCATATCAGTGGGCCGCTAGTAATGACTGGTTTAACCAAGACCAAATTCTTACAAATGCTGCATTAGTTCTTGATGCGCAACTTAAGGAAGAAGGTTTTGACCCAGAAGAAGATGATTTTTATTTGGAAATTGATAAGCGACTAGCTGATAATTTTCCACAAAAGTTTGGCAATACCCAAGAGGTTGCTGCCGAAAAACCCCGTACGAAGGCTACGTCACAGCCTTCTCAAGTAGTAGCTGGAGCTTCGCACACTGCAGCATCCCCGTCTAATAAGAAAGTTAAACTCTCGCAAGAAGACGTACGACTCGCACAAAAGTGGGGAATTACACTTGAACAGTATGCTGCCGAAAAGCTGAAAGTAGAATCAGCTGGTGATGGCGAATATACAACAATCAACCGATAGCTGCGAAAGGATACATATACTTATGGCACGAAATACAACACGTGAAACCCAGAGTCGTGAACTGGATACAAGAGAAAACGATGACGTTTATGTCGAACCAAGCCTTTTAGATATTCCAAAGTTTGTTACAGAAAGATTTAGTGACCAAGGAATGAAACTACGTTGGATACGAATCTCCCTTAAAGGCAAGGATGATTACACAAATGTCGGGAAAAGACTGGCCGAAGGCTGGGAATTTGTTTCTCTAGACGAAGTACCTGAACTAGGACATACATCAATGGTTAAAGAAGATGGTCGTTATTCTGGTACTGTTTGCCGTGGGGACTTGGCACTTGCCAAAATGCCCACAAGACGTGCAGAATCACGGCAACGTCACTTTGAAAATGCTTCTGCCGAAATGGTTGATGCAGTTAACTCTCAACTTGAGGGTGCATCAGACCGCAGAATGCCTGTAAGAAATCAAAGTAAATCAAACGTAACCAAAGGTCGCACACCATCTTTTGATTAGAAATTAATTAAATAAAAACTGCAGCCTTGGTACACATTTTTCACAACTTAAGGAGACTTATAATATGACTACTAAGCAAATTACTGGTTTGACTCCTTCTCGTGTTCGTGGTAACTCGCCTCAAAGCTCTGGTGCAACTTCGTACCCAATCGCTTCAGGCGCAAGTGCAATGTATACAGGTACTCCTGTGCGCTTGTCAGGTGGTTCACTTGTTCCGCTTGTTACCTCTACTGAAATGCCAATCGGTATTTTCCAAGGCTGCAGTTATGTAGCTGACGGGGAGCAGTACTTTAAACCTTATTATTCTGGCGTATCAGCAACTGATGCTGTCGGATATGTAAATGACGACACAAGTCAAACATATATCATTAGCTCAGACACTACTGTTGCTGCTGGTATCGTTGGCAAAAACGTAGCCGCATCAAACATTGCTGCTGGTTCTTCGTTCACTGGTCGTTCAACAATCACCGCCTTGACTACTGCAGGTAGCGTGGGTACATCGGCTGCTGGCCTGTTCCGTGTTGTCGGTATTGTAGACGAACCTGGCAATGCTGTTGGTGACCCATACACTCGTATGGAAGTTCAACTGAACGCTACTAACCAACAGAACTTCATTAACGTACTGGTTTCAACACCTGTTACGGTAACCAACTAAGGGAGATAATTAAAAATGGCTATTAATAGAGGAAGTATTTCCAAAGAGCTTCTCCCAGGTCTTAACGCTGTATTCGGCGTTGAGTATGGAGAAGTATCTGACGAACATGCACCGTTGTTTGACGTTGAAAACTCAGACCGTGCATTTGAAGAAGAAGTTCTTTTCACTGGCTTCGGCACTCCACCTGTTAAAGGTGAAGGCGCTGCTGTGTCTTATGATGACGCTCAAGAAAGCTACACTGCTCGTTACACACACGAGACTGTTGCTCTTGGCTTCGCCATCACAGAAGAAGCTATGGAAGACAATCTGTATGACACATTTGCTAAACTACGTGCCAAAGGTCTGGCCCGTGCGATGGCAAACACCAAACAGGTAAAAGCTGCTGACGTTTTCAATAACGGCTTTAACGCTTCTTACGCTGGTGGTGACGGTGACCCGTTGTTCTCTGCATCACACGCTACGATTGGCGATGGCGACCAAAGCAACCTGCTTGCCGCTGCCGACCTTTCGGAAGCCTCACTGGAAACCGCACTGATTGCAGTTTCTAAAACAAAAGATGACCGTGGTATCTTGATTGGTGCGCAAGCCGAAAGCCTGCACATTCCATCAGACCTCGCATTCACAGCAGACCAGATTCTGAACTCTGCTTTGTCCACCACAATCGTTTCTGATTCAGGTGTAACAAACGTGAATGACATCAACAGCATCCGTAACCAAGGTCTAGTACCTGGTGGCTTCTATGTAAACCGCCGCTTCACCGATACGAATGCTTTCTTCATCAAGACTGATTGCCCGAATGGTGCGAAAATGTTCGTACGTTCGCCGCTTCAAACTAAGATGGAACCAGACTTCGACACTGGTAACCTTCGCTTTAAAGCTCGTGAGCGTTATAGCTTTGGTTGGTCAGACTGGAGAGGTTTCTATGGTAACGCTGGTGCATAAGCATTAGTTTAGCTATAGACTAAAAATAGAAGGGCGTGGGAGTTGTATCCTACGCCCTTTTTTAGTATAATATAGCTATTATAGTTTTTACATAGGAGCAAACAACATGTCGGCAAATCTTAGAGTAGCATACGTTACCTGCAATACTACGCTAGTCAATACAGCAGTAGACACTGTAAGCGGCGTTACGCTAACCGATACTAGAATTAGAGGAGTACATGCACAGGGTGTAGGTGAGTTTATTATCACTGGAACATCTGTAGATGCTTTTGGAAACTCTAATGGTGGTATTATTAAATTCACAAATACAACTAATTCAGATGTAACGGAAGCATACCTTACAGACACAGGTGTTCGCATGGGTGGCCCAGTAGTTGTCCAGTGTCCTACAACTGCATCAACGGTAACAATTTATTATGGCTAATTATACATATCTTGTAAATGATATTATAGGTGCAACTGAGAACGATGGCTCTGAGTTTGTAGCTTATATTCCAAAGATGGTTAATCGTGTTGAAGAGCGACTAACTAAAGCTTTGGATGATTATGGCTTAGTTACTGCTACGTCTATTGCCCTTACATCGGGTACAAATACGTTTACTCTTCCTTCTAATACACGTGTTATTAAAAATATTCACATTGAAGAATCAGGAAGTAAAATTGGACTATTGCAAAGAACAGATGAATTTATTAACGACTACTGGCCTGTAAGTGCCAGCACAGGAACACCAAAGTACTATGCAAGAAAAACAAATACCAACATTGTTTTCGCTCCTACTGCAAGCACTACTTACAGTGGTGAGCTTGTCTATGTCGTTAAACCATCTGCTTTGACCAGCACCAATCAAAACAATTACTACTCAGACTTTTGTTATGATGCCTTGTTTTATGGCTGCATGATTGAAGCAACAAACTTTATGAAGAACTTTAGCGTAACACCAGTTTACGAACAACAATATCAAAATGCAGTTGAAGGACTGCGTAACCAATCACGTAGAACACGCCGTGACGACATGGAAGTTAACGCTTCTCCTGCTG